CAACCAACAAAAGATAAATCAAATTTATACGGATTTACTTTACCAAAAGGAACATTATTTGCAGTATACAAAGTAGAGAATGATGATGTTTGGAAAAAAGTAAAAGACGGAACATTTAACGGATATTCAATAGAAGGATTGTTTGAACATCGTAAATCAGATTTGAAATTATCATTAGAGAAAGCAATAGATGATTTAACAGAGGAAGAAGCAGAAATATTCTTAGGACAAATAAAAGCAATCATTAAGAAAGATAAGAGATACGGAAAAGGACAAAGAATAGAAATGGAATCTTATTCGGACTATGGTAGTGGAATATCTAATAATGCAAAGAGAGGAATTGAATTAAACGAAAAGAATGGTAATAAATGTGCAACTCAAGTAGGAAAGGTAAGAGCACAACAACTTGCAAAAGGAGAACCTATTTCAGTAGAGACTTTGAAAAGAATGTATTCGTATTTAAGTAGAGCAGAAGTATACTATGACGAAAGTGATATGAATGCTTGTGGAACTATTTCATTCTTATTATGGGGAGGTAAAGCAGGATTAGGATATAGTAGAAATAAATTAAGAGAGTTAGGATTACTAACTGAAACTGAAGTACAACCATCAATCGTATCAAGTTATCCAGGTCAAGTAGCTAAAAAGAAAAAAGATGACAAGTAATTCAGTAAGTAAAAAGTTAGTTGAGTTTATATCTCAAACAATCAGTTTTTCTGAATTTGAATATAGATTAAAAAACCAAACTAGCATTAACAATCCTGCAAGAGTAGGTTGGATAACTGAAACAGGTAAAAGAAGATACTATGATATGTATTGGGTTGACGGGCCTATTGGAGATGGAATTGCAGGTGGTAGTGATACAAAAGCTGAAATGGATATGTATAATATTCAAGTAAAAGGATTGCAAGGAGATTGGAGAACAATAGATTTCAATACAGTATATAAAGTAAGATTTGACAATAAAACATATAAAGTAAATTAACATGCCAATACAACCAGGTAAATCAGAAAACGAAGAACAATTTATAAGTAGATGTATGGGTGAAGAAACTCAGGACTATCCACAAGACCAATCCTACGCGATATGTAAGTCTAAATGGGATAGACAAGAGATGGGTAAGATAACCAACACTGCTGAAAAAGTAATGGCTGCTGTAGCATACAATACAAAGTTTAGAGGAATAAACTTACAAGCAGCAGGATTAGAAGACGCTTGTTGGGAGGGTTACGAAGCAATTGGAACAAAAGATATGGATGGTAGAGAAGTCCCTAACTGTGTTCCTATTTCAGAACCAAAATAAAATAATATGATGCACTTATTCCGAAAGGACAAATTCAATTCAACTCTTTATGATATGGAATTGAAAATAGAGGCACAACAAAGACAAATTAACGAACTAAGAGAATTAGTTTTACAATTATCAAAAGACATACACTCACTACAATTAGAAGTGAGTTATTTATCAAACAACAAATACAAAGGATTATGAAAAAATTAACTAAAACACAAAAGATATTTACAATATTTATTGCAATAACATTACTTGCATTTTGTATATGGGGATGTGGAACTGCACCAAAAAGTGAAATGAAAATAGACTCAACTGAAGTAAAAGTGGACACATTAAAAGTAGATACAATTGGCAAAGATTAAATCAGCTGGAAGTAATAATAAGATTTCATTTGGGACAAGAAAGTCCGGACAATTAAATGGGCAGAAATCTTTTAATAAACATACTCCAAAGAAAAAACAATATAGAGGACAAGGTAGGTAAAGTATACGAAGAATAACCATTTTAACCCTGATAGAAATATCGGGGTTTTTTGTGTGCATAAAAAAGACCGGAGAGATGGCAAGAAAACTCCGGTCTGAGAATATAAGGAACTCGTGCGAATTACGTCTTATGACTGCAGAGTATTTTTTAATCCTTATACAATTTAACATACAATAAAAAAAAAGTTTATAAATTCTTTGCGTTTTCTTTTTTTAGTTTATATATATTATTATAAAAGATATTAAAAAATATATTTGGTATATTAAAAAAAATATCCTATATTACATAAACAAACAACAACAAAAACAAAAAAAGTATGGCTAAAAGATTAACTGACACAACTAAATGGAACGATAGTTGGTTTACGGATTTACCAATGGATATGAAATTGGTGTGGATTTATATTTTAGATACTTGCGACCATGCAGGTGTGTATAAAGTAAATCTAAAATTATTAAAGTTTCAAACTGGAACTGAAAGAACTGATACTGAAATTATAGAGTATCTAAAAGAAAGAATTTATATTAAAGCTGATAAATGGTTTATACCAAAGTTTATTATGTTTCAGTATAAGAACTTTTTTACTTCTAAAACTCCTGCAATAGTATCTGCAAAAGAATTACTGATATCACATAACATTATACAACCTAATGATAATGTTTTACCAACCATTAATAAAGAGTTAGATAACCCTTATATAACCCTTGTTGAAGGATTAGATAATGATTACATAAGGACTAAAGACAAGGATAAAGATATTGATATAGATAAAAACAATGATAAAGATATAGAACAAGGATTAAGTTATGGAGTAGCATATAAACTATATCAGCAATTATTAAACTATGAAATACCTTTAAGTGAATATAATGAGATATATGATGATATAACAGAAATAGGATGGGATAAATTCTTTGCTAAATTAAATTTATCAGTTGAACAACAAAAAGAATTAGACACAACAATTACAATTAAATTAAATCAATAAGATTTATTCATAAATAAAACAAACAAAAATGACAACAGAACAAACAAAACAACCAACAAAGAAAAACAAATATCAAGATAACTATTCTTTGATAATGATACCAAAAGATGTGCACACAACTCTAAAAGCTTATTGTGACCATCATGGTTATAAGATGGCAGGATTAGTTTCAAATCTTATTAGAAAACATTGTAAATAACATATTAAAAAAAATACTATTACGTTTGAAAATAAAAACGATATATATTAGTATACAAACAACAACAAAAGAAATGGCAACACAATTAGAATTAAAAAAACACCCAGTATTTACAGATTACGGGTCAGACAAAGAAGGTAATGTTTATTCATTTAAGGCAGGTAAAGTAAAAGAACTTGCAAAAGTAAATCATGGTAGAGGTTATAATCACTACTCATTAAGGTTAGCTGGTAGAATATCTATGTATCTTAATCATAGATTTACTTACGAATGTTTTAATGGTATGATACCAAAAGGATTACAAATAAATCATATAGACCATGACAAAAAGAATAATCGTTTAGATAACTTAGAGTTGGTTACAGGATATGAAAACATGCAGAAAGGAAAAGCAGCAGGAGTTTTATATGGAGCTGCATCACCCAATCATCCAAATTACAAATACTAAAAAGAAATATCATGTGTATAATACGCATCGGAAACATAGTTGCTGGTTTGATTGAAGTGATTACATTCGGCTGGGGTAAAGACCTGGCCGGATGGATTGCTTGGAATATCTACCGCAAAACAGATTGTGGTTGTGAAGCCAGAAGAATTAAAATGAACAGCTGGTTAGGCTGTAAAGAAGGAATTAAATTATAAAACAAAATATATGATAACAGAAAAAGCAAACTTAGACGGAACACCAATACAACCAACAATTGACAAAGATAGTTTATATCTTGTAGATTTCAGCAAATGTCAATCAGTAAATGACCTTATGACTATATTATCAGTAGTAGGGTTTCAATTTAGTCCATCGCATCCAGGATTTCAATATATCCAACAATTCCTTGCATTAGACAAACCTATTCCTACAAGACCTCAACCTGAACAAAAGGATTTGACATTACCAAAATTGAAAAACTTAAAGAAGTAATGGAAAAGTATTTACCTTATACACAGGCAGAGTATATAGAATTAAAAGAAACTATTCAATCAATTACTACACATATACCACATGATAAGATGGGTTGGATATGGGGCAATCATAATAAGATATTAAAAAGTAATGAGCCACAACCATGTAGTTGTGGAAGTGCAGCAGCAAATTGGAAAAGAGCAACGGAGACAATCCGTAATTTTGTAAAACAGGTAGAGTCTACCAATGTCTAATGAGTTAACTAGTAGTATGCAGACTGAGTGTAATAGAAGATTAGAAAACTTTTATAAAGATAGTTCTGTCTGGTTACACCAGGTCTCATACAACATCACAAAGAACAGAGAAGAGTCTGAAGACTTAGTTGCTGATTTGTGGGAATATCTAATTAAAAAATGTCATCCTAAACTATTTTGGCATGACTCATACAATAGAATGTATGCAATGGCATTCCTAAAACATAGATGGATAAACAAAGTAAAGAAATTAAATAGAGTAAAGTATGTAGGAGAGATAACGCATGATGACCCGTTTGAAGAATATAATTATGAATTAGACGAAAGTATTGTTAAGTCACATGAAGAAGTCCTACAAGAATTGAAAAGATTGCAAAGAACAAAGTTATGGACATCAGCTAAACTATATGAATTATATTGGATGGGAGATGACACACTACAAGAATTAGCAGATAAGATAGGAATAAGTAAAAGCACTGTGTTCATACAAATCAAACGGATGCGCAAACATTTAGAAAAAGTTATAAACAACCCTTTTCAATAATAAGTTATGGGAGGATTATGGAATACAAAGTTTGACCACACTAATGGTGAGACACGCATATGTAAAGAATGTGGAGCATCGTTTCACACAATTAAACCTAGATGGAGATGTAATGCATGTGTCAATATAAAGCAAAAGGTAATAGAACAAAAGAAAAGAAGTCAATATGAAAAGAAACAACCATATCCATATCAAGGACCTAATCACGATTACCATAGTAGGTTTTATCCACTTCGTGCAAAACTACATAAGATGAGAGTAAGAGAGGAATGGCAGGCATACTTTAAGGAAAGATTGGAGGAGATATTTAATGATGCAGTCTTAATGAAATGGATAAACGATAGAAGGGATAAGGAAACTGCAGATGCTAAACAAGTAAAGAGTAAAAAAACCATTCAAAGAGATTACCCAAACACACATGACTACTACGAATACTAACGAAAGAATGGCTAAGTATTTGGAACTATACTTTGACTGGCAATTTATAAAACATTGTGAGTTTGTATTAGTATCCGATGATAAGCTAGACTATCATATGTTTATGATATATGATAAAGATGGAGATTTACTGCATGGGTTTCACATAGAAAGAATAAGATAAAAAACAAATTATGAAAGAATTAAGATTATTAAATGGAGATTGCTTAGACAAACTCAAAGAATTAGACAACAATAGTATAGACAGTATAGTCACGGACCCTCCATATGGTTTATCCTTTATGGGAAAGAAGTGGGACTATGATGTGCCAAGTGTAGAAATATGGCAAGAGTGTTTAAGAGTATTAAAACCAGGCGGACACTTATTAGCATTCGCAGGTAGTAGAACATATCATAGAATGGCAGTAAGGATTGAAGATGCAGGGTTTGATATTAGAGACCAGATTATGTGGATATATGGTAGTGGCTTTCCTAAATCACACAATGTAGGTAAGTCAATAGATAAGATGCAAGGCAATCAAAGGCAAGTAGTAGCAGAGGAAAAGGGAACATACAAATTGGACAATGCTATTAAAAATGCAGCAGTGTATGGCAAACAAAATCAAAAGATGACCGATGACGGATATGAAATAAAAACTATAACAAAAGGTAATTCAGTAGGAGAAGGTTGGGGAACTGCATTAAAACCAGCACATGAACCAATAGTAATGGCAAGGAAACCAATAGAAGGAACAGTTGCAGAGAATACATTACAATACGGAGTAGGTGGATTGAATATAGATGCGACAAGAGTACAAATGCAAGATGGTGATAAAATGGACATAAGAAGATACAATGCATATCACGATACATTTAATTCATATGAAGATGGTGAAAGTGCAAAAGGAAAAGAATATATTGTAGCAGAGCCACATGAAGGAGGTAGATGGCCTGCAAATGTAATAATGGATGAACATGCCGGACAAATATTAGACAAACAAAGTGGAAATAAGAAATCATCTAAGAGAGGTAGTAAGTATAATAAACCAACAGAACATACTAATACATACACACCAGCAGCAAGTGATTATAGAGATGATAATACATACGGAGATGAAGGAGGAGCAAGTAGATTTTTCTATTGTCCTAAAGCAAATGCAAAGGATAGAGATAGTGGAATAGAAACTGATGCAAAAGCATTGAGAGCAACAAAAGGTGGTACAAGAGATTTCAATGCAAGATGTGCAAGTTGTGGTAAAAAGTTTATTGGTAGTCCTGAAACAATATGTAGTTGTGATAACCCTATAACTGATAACCAAGTATTCAAAAGAAAGAATAATCACCCAACAGTTAAACCAACTGACTTAATGAAATACTTAATTCGTTTAGTGACACCGAAAGATGGTATAGTCTTAGACCCGTTTATGGGAAGTGGTTCAACTGGCAAAGCAGCAATGCAAGAAGGTATGTGGTTTGTTGGAATAGAAAGAGAAAAAGAATATTATGAAATTGCTAAACAAAGAATAGAATATGAAATGGATAAAAGAAAGTTTTGGTAAGTATCCTATAATACCTCTACTACTTGCATATCTCCTCACCATTGGATTAACTATTGCATGGGAGGTATATACTAACAAATAATTTTACTGTTGTTAAAATCGTATAAATAACGACACAAATCGTATGGCAAAGTTTGAGAAGGGAAATAAGTTAGGTGGTAGAAAACCAGGAGCACTAAATCGTTCTACGGAAGAGATGAAGTTAACTATTGCTCGTGCAGTAAACAATACTCTATCTACAATACAAGCAGACTTATTAGAGATAAAAAAGAAAAACCCAGAGAAGGCAATGGAGTTAGCAATGAGACTAATGGAATATGCAATGCCTAAGATGAGAAGTGTAGATATAAACGGAAGTATGGATATCAATGCAAAGATACAACAGATATCAATAAACATAAATAGACCAGATGACAGAATTGAAGGTTGATACAACAATCACATTTCAGAACGCATGGGATAGTAAGGCAAAGATACAACTACATCAAGGGTCTGCAAGAAGTGGTAAGTCATTTGCTTTAATACAATATCTAATCGTTAAAGCAATATCTGAAACTCTTTTGATATCAGTAGTAAGAAAAACCTTTCCTGCATTAAGAACATCAGCTATTAGAGATTTCAAAGATATAATGAGAGGAATGGATTTATGGGATGATAATAGATGGATGGCAACGGAACACACATACACATTTGATAACGATAGTGTAATAGAATTCTTTTCAACAGATAGTGCAGAGAAACTAAAAGGACTTAGAAGAAACATATTATGGATAGATGAAGCAAATGAATTAAACTCAGAACAGTTTATGCAATTGGCAATTAGAACAACAGGTCAAATCATATTGAGCTATAACCCGTCATTCTCACCTAAGCATTGGATAATAAAAGAATTAAGTGTAAGAGATGATGTGCAGACATACATTACAACATATAGAGACAATCCTTATTTGCCTGAAGAACAAGTCCGTTTCATTGAGAAGTATAGAGAAACTAATCCTAGATACTGGCAAACATATGGTTTAGGTCAATTTGCTGTGAATGAAAAACAAATCTATGACTTTGAAGTTGTTGATGAGTTTGATTTTGACACGGCTGAGTTTGTTTGTTTTGGATTAGACATTGGATATGTAAGTGACCCGACTGCATTAGTTGCAATTTGGAAAAGTGGAGATAAGATAATAGTAAACGAACACATATATCAGAGAGGATTAATTACACAACAGATAATAGACATACTTAAAGAAAATGTAGATAGCAGAGATATAATCATTGTAGATAGTAGTGAGCCTAGACTGATAGACGAAATAAAGAAAGGTGGTTTCCCATTAGCTAGAGGTGTTAAGAAAGGCAAGGATAGTATTCAATGGGGAATTGATTTAGTTAAGAAGTATCGTATAGTAGTGCCTAAATCAAATACAAACCTTATAGAAGAACTTTATTCGTATGAGTGGGTAGATGATGGCAACGGAGGTGTAACCAATGTTCCTGTGGATGCAAACAATCACCTGTTGGATGCAATGAGATATGCAGTGATGGAACAAATGAATGCTAAAAAGATAAACGCAGGTAATTACGCAATAACAATAAGATAGTATGGAAGAACAAGTATGGACTAAACAAGAACTGAAAGACTTATTAGAGTATACACAATACTTAAAGAAAGAGAATGAGGACTTACAGGCAAAGATGATTGTAATGAATGCTAAGTTAAACAACGAAGAGGCAAAGACAAAAAAATTAGTAATGACAATAAATTATTTAACAAACCCACAATAATATGAAAAAGACAATAGAAGTAAACGCATTAACAGAATGGAAAGACATTACACTAAGTAAGTATTTAGATATGATGCATGATATAGATGCATACAAAGATGATGAAGAGGCAACAACTACTTTAATGCTACATCACTTAGCTGGTATACCATATGAAGTAATTCCTAATTTATCCGCACAAAGTTATAATGTATTAAAATCAAAGTTATCTAAGTTTATGACACCAGAGCAAATGGAGTTGCAAAGATTTGTTACTATTGATAATGTTGAATACGGATTTGAACCTAACTTATCTAAAATGACATATGGTGCTTATGCTGACATTTCTAAATATGATACACTTACAATAGATAAGAATTGGGCAAAGATAATGTCAATACTATACAGACCAGTAGTAAAGAAAGATAAGTTAGATTTATATCAGATTAAACAATACGATGGCAACATAGAAGAAGATAAATGGTTAAACATTACTATGGATATCCACTTTGGTTGTCTGTTTTTTTTTATCAATTTGCAAATGGACTTAATGAAAGATACCCTGAAATCTTTGACGGAAATGGAACTTCCTCCCAACATTCATACAATTTTAGCAAAAAGTGGTCAAGTTATGCAACGATATTTGAACTCGCAGAAGGCAACATAGAAAGATTTGATAGTGTAGTCTTACAACCATTAGAGAAGTGTCTATTATTTTTAGCATTCAAAGCTGATAAAAACCAATTAGAAACACTATTGCATAAGGAAAGTCTTAAGGGTATTAAATAATCAACCATTTTTGGAATAAGTAATGTTAAAGATATAAAACATCACATATGCCTTGGAGTAATAGTAGAAATGGTGCATTAAGATATTCAGTTAATAGAGAGAACAATTCTGGATACTACATAGGGCCAACAAGAGGATTATCATCACCTAAAAATAGTAGACGAGCATGCCTTTGTTTAGATAAAGATACTTACGATGTTTCATGTTGTAATGGTGCACTAATGGAACAAGGTATTGGTGTAATCCAAGGAACTAGAATACACGCTGGTGGTGCCTTCTCTGATGGATTTAGTGATGGTTTCAACATTGGTTCTCCTCTTAATTAAAATAATATAAAGATATGCCTTTAAGTAAACAAGCTTTATTAGTAGAAAATAATACAAACTTTCCCAATAATAATTTCGGATATATCACTCCTGAATTATTAAGACAATTCAATACTGATATGATTGATGCAATGCAGTTAACGCAAAGCATGAGTGAATATGCAGAATTGGCAGGTGGTAATAACTTCACAGGAAATCAAACCATTACCGGTAACTTAAATGTTAGTGGTGTTATCTCTGCAAGTGTATTATATGTGCAAACAGAAACAGCATCAGTAATATACTCATCAGGCTCAAACCAATTTGGAGATGAGTTAATAGATGTACAAACCCTAAGTGGTAGTGTAAAGGTACAAGGTAGTCTGACTGTAAATGGAGTTCCAGTTTTGACAGGTAGTGTTAGTGTAGATACAGGTAGTTTAGTTACTACTGCATCTTTCAATGCTTATACCCAATCTACGGATTTAAGACTTAATTCTTTAGAAACTAATTCAGCTAGTGTAAATGTATCAATAAGTAATTTGAATACAACCACTGCAAGTTTAAGCACTTCTATAACGAATATAAATCAATTCACACAATCACAAGTTGCATTAAACGGAACATTTGCAACAACAGGTAGTAATACATTTACAGGCAATCAAATAATAGATAGAGCAAGTAAGTTATATACTAACGGAATATATTGGACTGACCCTACTGCAGGATTTAATAACTTAGAGATTATAAATCAAGGTGGAGGCAATTTAGATTTTGCTTCTTTGAATGGTGGTAAGGTAAGAATAGTAAACACACCTTTAGTTTTAACAGGTAGTGCTTTAACTTCATCAAACGACATATCTACATCTGCAAATGTTTATGGTGCTAACTTAACTGCAAGTGCAATACCTGCAGGGACAATATCATCATCTGCACAAATCAGTTCATTAGGATTTGTTAGTTCATCAGTAACTGCAAGTAGTTTAATAACTGCATCATTTAGTGGAAACACTTTAACATTTACAAAAGGGGATGCATCAACATTTGGTGTTGTTATTCCTGATGTTAGTGGTAGTACAATAAACACAGGAAGTTTCGCAACAACTGGAAGCAATAACTTTGTAGGTGACCAAATAATAACTGGCTCACTTTATGTATCTAGTTCCACACAAAAAGATGTAATCATAGAAGGACAACTTTGGGTATCTTCTTCAAATATGTTCGCATCTGGGTCAACAGTTCAACCACAAATAAATATATCTGGTCCGCTTAGTGGAACTGCGGGTGGTTCACGCTCAGGGTCAATGCAACTTATTCCTGATAAAATAACTATATTAAGAGGAACAAGAACTGTAAATATATCATCTACTGTCATAAATGTTTCAGATAATGGTGTTGGAGCAGCTGGTCAATCTTCAGCAATATATCCAGGAGGTCTAGATAATGGAACTTTAGATGGTAATGAAATAGGACTTACAATAAATGGTGATTACTTAGGTGTAACTAAT